TCACATCGCGGATGCCGCTTCAGTCCGGGCGCTTCCCGCAGGATTTGCGCCGCCACCGAGTACTCGCGGCTGGTCTTGTCCCAGAACCACGGATACAACGCGCGCGCTTCCTTGATGGTCTCGGCGCGCGCCGCTTCGTGCTCCCGGGCAATGCCCAGCCGCGTCGTCATTCGTTCCTCACCCAACTGGCGCAGGGCCTCGTTGTAGTTGAAACGCATGTCGCGCACCTGCTCTTGCGTCATCTCGAACTGCTGGCCGCTCTTCGCATCGATCACCGGTTGTCCGTTCCGATGCGTCAACGGCCCGCCGTCCGGATGCCGCTCGAGGATTTCAAGCGCGTTCAATACCCGCGCCCGTTCGCCGTCGATCTCGCGCAACACCGGGTGCTGCTCCAGCGCCGCTCCGGTGGGGCGCGCGTCCGCGGTGGGGCGAGCGTCCTCGCGAGCCGGCTCCAACTGCGCCCGCTCGTTGGCGTGCAACCGTTGCTCGGTCTCGCGCAACTTGCGCGTTACCTCGCCCAGCCGGCCCGTCAACGCCTGAATGGCTTTCGGAACGTTCTGGCCGCTCAACGCCGCGGCAATTTCCGCGGCGAGCGGGTCGGTTTCGTCCGCTGGCCCCGCCGCCGGTTCCGCCAGCAACGGGCTGGCCGTTCCATCATCAACGCTTGTAGCGGCGCTCGTCAGAGCGCCGGTGGCCTCTTCCTCACTTGTAGCGGCGCTCGTCAGAGCGCCGGTGGCATCAGCGGTTGTAGCGGCGCTCGTCAGAGCGCCGGTGGCATCAGCGGTTGTAGCGGCGCTCGTCAGAGCGCCGGAGCCTGGAACGTCCGGGTTCGCCGGTGTCGTCGTCGCAGAAACAGATACAGGGACCTCGGGCGCTGGTCCGGCTGCCGCGGCGTTAGCCAACGCGGCGGCGGTCGGGGGCGATTCCGTGGCGGCAATCTGGCCTGGCGGCGTCGCTTCGTTTGGCGCCGGAGCCGGATTGCCCTGTAGCGGCGCTCGTGAGAGCGCCGCGGTTTGCGCGACGGGTGCGCTGCCGGCCGGAGTGGCCGCAGAAGGCGCTGCCGCTGGCTGGCGGCTGCGGAATGACATCTGCGTCACATCGTTCAGCGTGCGATTTGCGGCGCTCGGAACGTTGGTGGCGGCGGTCGTCGTGCTTGCTTTAGTCTTCGGTGTCGATGGCATGCAGTTAGAGCCTTGCAAGGGGCTGTTGGGGAAACCCGCGGGGAAATGCCCGCGTCACAGGCGCTCCATCACGGCCGCGCCAGGGGCCGGTCAACGTTTTGACGGTGCCACGTTTACTCCTCTGTTCAATCCGCTGTCAAAAAGAAAAAAGACAAGTCCGGACTTGTCCGGAAACTCACTTTCCCTTCAACTCCGGTGGCTCCGTTCCAGATTCCCATCCGCGTTGCGGTGCAATGCACGTCTTCGGCCCCATGACCTTCCTTCCCTCATATTTGCCGATGGGAATCTTCGGCGCGCACCAAAGCATGAACATGTTCGACGGGTCCAACAATCGCGACTCGGCCGGATCGTTCTGCTGGTCTGCCGTGCGAGCGCCACGTCGCTGTTCAATCCCGACGCCAAGCCCGACACGAGCGGCGTTCTAATCGCTTTGACTTGCTCTGTCTTATCCGTGTCCATCCGTGTCATCCGTGGTTACAACTACTTCGCGCTTGACACGCCCCATCAAATACTCATAGAGCGTCTCCTTTTGCTCGCCGTAGATGAATGCACCCGCTTGCGCCAAAAGCTCGAAGCTCTCCGAACCAAAACCGATGTGGTGGCGCAACTCGGCGCTGACGTGAACTCGCTCAATTAAATGCATCACGGCCTTCAGATTGGCCGCGTGCGTTTCATTCACGTCGCTTGGATATGCAGGTTTTTGTTTCATTCGTCAGGAAAAATACCGCCCCAACTCCGGATGCTTTTCGACCCACCAGTCCTCGACCGTGATTTGCGTCAGCGGGTGCAAATCGTTGTTCAGCTTTTTCCGGTGCGTCAGCACGCTGCGAGGGATCCAAAATGCCAGCCCCGGCGACTCCAATGGATAAATCAGATACGCGTCGCCCGTGCTCGCCTCGTGCCTAAATGTCCCGCGCCGGCTCATTCGTCCTTTGCAACCGCGCATGAATGGACGCCACGCACTCCATACAGATAGGATTGCTCGCCACTGCCAGGGTGGATGCCCATTTTACGCCGCCACAGTTTGCGGACCAGGTGGAGAGCGTAGACATCACGGAGCACGTCCAATCCGCGCCTGAGTGCATCCTTGGAATGGTATTCTTCAACCATCGATTCCATCATTAGCAGGTGTTGCGTAGCAGGTCCCTTCTCCAACAAACGATTGATAAGCCACGCAAGGTCACGCTTCCTCAGGTATTCGCGAGCGCGTTGGACTTGTTCACGCTTCGCCGCTTTCCGGTCGTCTGACCTTTCCTTGTCCATGTCTGGAAACAACGATTTACTCATACGTCATTCGTCATTCGTCATTCGTCATTCCTTATTTGTTTCGGAGGAGCCAATCCCTCATCCAATCAGGTGCGTTTGCCAAGCTATTCTCATTGATCACCTCATCTGCGCGCTCTTTACTTATGGATCCCGCCATCGCCGATCCGCCGCAGTAACATTGCAATTCGCCAAAGCCGACAAGCAGGAGACCGCATTGGGGACATTGAGCAAATTGTTCATCTTTATAATATGTCATCTGCGTTCCTCTACGGTTGAAAACTCATTCCGTCGTTTGCTTGGGCGGTTCCAAGGCCGACCTCAGCTTCCCTTCCAATCCCTCCAGCGCGTGCATGCTGCCCGCGCAATGCTCCAGGCATCCGCGATGGTCGGCCATCTTCTGCGAACTGAGCGACCGCGCGTAATCCTCCCAATCCTCCCGCACCATCGCCACCAACACCGCGAAGTGAGGGCTGCGCCCCAGCCCCCGCAGCGCCGCCAGCCGCTCCTGCGGCGTCAAGTCCCTGCCCTCCGCCAGCAACTCCTCAAACTTCGCTTGTCCTCTCGTTTTCATTCGTCAATTAACCTGCATGGCACTGATCACAAGCTCGAATTCCTTGCCTGCCAATTCTCCAAAACCGGCTCGCTCCAGGATGTGAAGCGCTTTCAAGCGCTGGGCGGACTTGGCCCGAAGGCCGACGATCTCGGCTTTGAGCGCCGCAATCTCCTCAATCAGTTGCTCTGGGTCCGTGTGATTCATTCGTCATTCGTCATTCGTCATTCGTCATTCAGGCATTGTCATTGTCCCCTCGCCGCCGCCGGACGCTCGCAGGCTCTCCGTGTACATTCCTCCGCCCAAGCATGCGCCCATCGAGAAGGGTTTTGCCTCTGGAATTCAACATTCATCCATTGGCCCAGTAACATGAGTCGTTCATCGGTCATCTTTGGCAGGTTTTCCATGTAAGTCTGGAAACGTTGTTCGTTTTTCAGCCTTTCCTCGTCGTCCAACTTGTCAGCGCGCTCTCGACTTATGGTGCCAGCCATCGCCCGTCCACCGCATCGACAGAACATTTCGCCGACACCAAGCAGCACCGAGCCGCAATCCGGACATTGAGCGTATTCCGACCGCTTGGCTTGCGCGGGTTCCTTCTGCTTCTTTCTGAACCAGTTTAACATAGTATCCCTTTCCTCATTCCTCATTTGTCATTCGTCATTCCTCATTGCCCCCTCGCCGCCGCCGGCGTCCCGCCCAGCCGGCCCGCCTGCGGGTTCGTCGTGCGCTGTTCCACCTGGTGCCGCAGTTGTTGCAGCCGTTGCTCGATGGCTTCCTTCACGGACTCATCCTCCGAATACGCTTTCTCCAACCGCTTGTTCCGTTGCAGTTCCTGAGTCAGCCAGTTCAGGCGCAATTCATAAGCCTGGCCGGGCCGCACGTCCACGCCCACGCCATTCAACAGGCTGTTGAGCACGTTGCGCTCGTCGTCCTGCTCCTCGGCCGCCGCTTCCTGTGCCGGCTTGAGCACGCGCCCCGCCAGGTTCGGATCCATCAGGTCGAAGCCGAACTCGGTCAGCTTGTCCACGTCGATGCGCCCGCTGCCCCACTGCATCGCCTGCGACACGAAATCGAACACCATCTTCACGTACTCCACGTTCATCATCGACGTGTTGTAGCTGATGCTCACGTCGAACTGCCCCTGGATTTCGTCGCGGGTCGCGTGGAGGGGATGCGCCTGTTCGTCCCCTACCACCCGGTAGTAAATCACGTCCGGCGCGAACTGCTGCTCCAGCTTCAACTGTTGGGTGTCCACCCGCGCCCAGCCGGCCATCCAATTGTCGGCCATCTCCTGTTGCATCGCCTGTGCTTCGAGCGCGTTGCTTCCCTCCGGCAATGGCCGGCCCATGTAACGATCGGCGCCGCGCGTCACCATCTGCTCGACCTTTTCGGAAAGCGGATTGTACTCCAGCCCAGGGAAAAACCCGTAGCGGTCCGGCTGCCGCGTCCCGATGCCCACGCCCGGGCCCCACTGTTCGGGCGGCGAATCCGGCGGGTAGAAGTAAGGCCGCACGGTGCTGATGCTCGCCGCGTCGATGTTCTGGTCCCACACACCTTTCACCACGCTCTGGTGCGTGTTGATCCGTTCCCCGTAACCGCGGCTGTCATCGATCACCCGTGACCGGTCTTCGAGGCTGAACAGCGTATACGGCAACTCGCCGTGATCGTAATTCAGCAAGCCATGATAACCATAAGCGAACTCGCGCCGGCGCCGGCTCTTCTTGCCCGTCATTCCGGCGTGGAAACACGTGTAATAAATCCCGATCACACCCGCCTCATCCGCCAGGCGCCGATAAGCATGGATGATCTCGAACAATTTGCTCGTGTCGATGGTCGTCAGCCCGCTCGTGCGCGCCGTCCAGCGCGATTGCGCCGCGCGATTCAAGTTGCTCGTCAGGGCGCCCCGCTGCGTCTCGATCACTTCGTCCACCCAGGCCTTGTCCCAGCCGTGGCTGATGACGCGCTCGCGCAGGGTCGCTTCGCTCAGCAGCTCCGCTTCGTACAACGCCCGCGCCGTCTCGATGCTCGTCGCCTCCTCGGGCAGGAACACTTCCTCCCCGAACGCCCGCGCGCCGATGCACGGCCGGTCCACCCGCACATAAGGCCGCGGGAACCGGGCATGCCCCTGCGTGCGCAAATCGGTGATCGCCTTGCGCGCATCCGCCGCCTTCACATCCTTGTAATACTCCTGGAAGAAAGCAGCGGCCTCGTCGATGCGTTCCGGGTCCAGAATCATCTCCGGAAACAGAATCGGCTTGAGCAAAGTTTCCTCGTCGAAACCCTCGGGCAGATTTCCCGATTGCAGGAATTTGCCCGCCATTTGCGCCCGCGTCTGCACCGTCTCCATGTCCAGTTCCTCGTAACCCAGCGCCGTCTGCTTGTTCCACCAGCAGCCTATCACCACCAGCCCGCGCTCCAGCAGCCAATTGGCCGCCAGCCGCGTCTCGCGGCGCCGCTCCGTCATTTGCGTGTGGCGCCAGCGGAGCAATTGCGTGAGGCGCGTGCCGAACTCGGCGTCGTTCGCCTCCGTGCCACTCACGAGAATCTTGGCCCGGCCCCGCACCATCGTGAGCTTGGCGACGTCCTCGCGCACGAATGTATCCACGAGATGCGGGCGCGAATCGCTCGCGCCTTTCCATGGGCGCACCTCGGTGTCATTGCCTTTGGGCGTCCACTTGCGTCCGTCATCCGACTGGCCCTCCCAGTATTGGAAGCGCGCGTCGCGATTCAACTTCTGCCGCCGGTCGAACGTGCCGCGGCGGTCCAGGCAACGCCGGTACTCCTCCAATAGTTCGCCCAGCTCCGGCGGCCCGGCGAACTCCTCAAGTTTATCTTTGCGTAGTGTCATAGGAATCGTTCGTTGTTCGTGGTTCTTCGTTTGTCGTGCTTTCCGTCATTTGTCCTTATCTGCGTTCTTCTGCGTTCATCTGCGGTTAAAGAAATTTCGGGTCTAATCGCTTGCGGCGTTCCAGAATCATCCGATCGGCGACGGCGCCGGCGTCTTTCCAGAAATGTTCGATTATCAATATGTCGGCACCGTCATGAATTGCCCCACTCATCGGCCCCTGCGCAATTAACGCCGCGCTTGCGAATCTGTCCCACGCAATAAATTCATGCTCGGACTCCAGTGTAATCATAGTAATTGCGGTTGTGTTCTTATCTGCGTTCTTCTGCGTTCATCTGCGGTTTAAGATTCTCCCTTGTCAAGCACCACGCGGACAAGTCGGCGCTGGCAAACAGCCGCAGCCCGTTCCTGCCCACGTCACGCAACTGCCCGCTCTCGATCCCCTGCAGGATCGCCAGGTCCGACAACCCGGTCACGTGCTTGAACTGAAACTCGTTCAATCGCTCCGGCAATCCCAACACGGCCTTCGGGTCTAGCTTCAGCCCCGCCGCCCGCCCCACGTCCACCTTGTAATAGTAGGCAAACGGATGGGCCGGGTCCGGCTGGAACACGCGCAGCGAGCCGTCCTTGCGCATCCCGTAAAAGTCATTCCGATGCACCCCGGCCAGCACCATCATGGCATCCGCCGGCCGCAGCAACAACGGCAACCGATCAAATTCGTATTGAGTCATTTACGTTGTTCGTTGTTCGTTGTTCGTTGTCTTGCGTCATTCGTCATTCGTCATTCGTCATTCGTCATTCAATAGTCCCCAACCGCTTCTTGCTTGGAGAACACCGCGATGATAGCCCGTTTAGCAGTGTCGAACAATGTTTGATGTTTCATATTTCGTCATTCGTCATTCGTCGCATTTCTCTTTCCACGCGACACTCCCAGCACATAGCAGTCCAACCAACAGGAACCAGCCCCATCCACCCTTGTCGTTGGCTGCGAGGTATCCGGCGGTGCCAATGCACAAGAGCGCCGCCAAATTCGCGCCGAGATTTGCGATGAGGAACTTCATAGCCGTCATTCAATACCCCCCCCACCCCTTCGTGCTCCGCGGCGCGCCCGGGGGGACGTGTATCAGGTTGCCCCGCGCCATGTATTCGAGGCAATCGATCGGGTCCTTGCACGCCCCTTCCTCGCCCGACAACCCGGTGAAATTTTCCAGCGCCCAGATCACCTGCCGACAATTCTCAGTCACGAACAGCCTCGGCGCCTTCTCGATGCGCCCCTGTTCGTCCCGCTTCACCTCGAGCAAATCCTGAATCAACGTCCAATCGTGCCGGCTGCCGTCCGCCATCACGAAATCGATAGGACCCAGCTTATCGCCCGTCTGCGGGTCCACGTGCTCTTCCATGAACTTCTCCACCGAGCACGTCTGCCCATGCTCCTCCAGTTGCGCGCGCGGACCCGCCCGGCTGTCGATGATCCGCTCGAAGATCTCCATCCACAACGGGCGCCCGGCCTGCGCCGCGCGCAATTGCAGCGCGCGCCGTGTCGGGTCGCGCTCGACCGCCCCGTCCGGCCGCACACGTTCAATATTGCGCCAGACCGCCTTGTAGCCCGCGTAGCCCAGGCTCAGGTTCGTCTGCGCCGGCCCGCGGTCCCCGTCCCACCCGCGCCGGGTCACGTCGCTCGTCTCCCGTTCGGTGGCCACCGCCCATTCGCCGTAAGTCGCGGTGTCCGGCCAATCCGCCCACACATAATAGTCGGGCTTCTCCGGTTCCAAGCCCGGCGCCACCCGCACGTAAATGAAAAAGTAAGGGCGCGCATCGTGCGGGTCCACGATCAGGTAATCCGTCCCCACCGCCGGCAATCGGTCCGGCTCGATGATGTTCCATGGACCGAACGTCCCGAACTTGCGCTCCACAGTGTCTTTGCTGTAGCCGAAGGCCATGCGCTCGATGTAACGCTGCTCGCGCCCCTGGCAATCGTTCACGACGATGCGGAAATAGTCGTTGAACGCCTGCGGATGAATGTGAAAATAAACCGCCTTCGTCCTCGCCATCGAACAGACGCCCGTCACCGGCATGTGTCCGCTCGGACAGTCTGGAACGTCCGCGATGAAATTCCGGAACTTCACGTGCGCATCCGCCGGCGCGCTCGACTCCACTTTCAACGTCCCCACCACTTCCTTGATCGCCGGCGTGATGCCCTTGATCGGTGTGTAAGCCCAAATCATTTTCCCCTGACGGAACTGCACCCGCCGCTTGATCATGCGCAGCCAGCCCAACTTCAACCCTTCATCCGCCACCACCGCCACATTCTCGATGGATGAACCATCCGGCCGCTTCGCCAGGTCCAGGATGCCCTTGCCGCTCGCCGTCCGGCCAATCATCCGCAGCCGCCCGCCGAACTCGCGCCCCTCGTACTTGCCCGGGTCACCCTTGTAAGTGTCGAACCATATATTCGACCAGCCCCGGTAACCTGTGATTTCGCCCTTCTCATTTCGAATCGGCCCGCTTGGAATGATTACCAGCCCCTCCGTAAAACCCGTTCCCGGCTTGTGCGTCACGCGATACGGCCCCGTCTGTTTGCCGTTCAACTGCTTGATGAACTTTTTCAGGTAAAGCCAGACGACCGGCATCTGCACGTTCCACAAGCTCGATTCCGTTTCGCCCAGCACCAGATAGCCCGCGTCGCCATCCGCCGGATATTCCCTTGCCGCTTCGCACAACAAGCGCAAGGCCCGGCGCGTCTTGCCCCCGCCGCGGTTCCAACCGAAATTTACCTGCAAGTCCAGGTCCGGATCCGCGAGCTGCTCGTCGGCGATCTTCCAGCAATCCAGCTCGAACCCATGATACAACGGGTCGTCTTTCGCCAGTGCCAGCAACCGCTCCCGTTCGTCGACGAACTTCGCATAAGTCTCCGGCCCGTCCGGCTCGCGCGCCAACCAGAGCAATTCGGCCTCGGACAAATTCGGCAAACACGGATGCCACTCCAACGGCGCCAGCGGGGCGCGGCCCTCCAGGGCCGGAGCGCCTTCCACTCTATCCATGGTCGCGCTATCAGTCATTTATGATTTACGATTTACGATTTACGATTTACGATTTGTTCTATCTGCGTTGATTTGCGTTCATCTGCGGTTAAATCCTTTCACAACATCAACCCCGGCGTAACCGCGCACCTCTGCTCGATGAGCTTCACATACTCCGGGTTCAACTCGATAAGCACCGCGCGCCTCCCCAGTTCCAGCGCCACTTGGCCCGTCGTCCCGCTCCCCGCGAACGGGTCGAGCACCACGCCTCCGGCCGGACATCCCGCCAGAATGCACGGTTTGATCAAGTCCGCCGGATAAGTCGCGAAATGCGCCTCCGCAAAATTCGCTGCGGGCACCGTCCACACGTCCCTCTTGTTCCGCCCAAGCAACGCCTGTTCCGCCGGCGATAACTTGTCCCACTTCTCATTGAAACCCGCGTGCCTCCGCGAATGCCCGCACTGCTTGTCAATACGCTTCCGGCAACCGTTGATGATCCTTGCCTTCGTCGCGCTCGCATCCTGCACGCCCATGCCCAGGTAATCCTTCGTTGCCTTCCCGTTGTAGCCCTCCTCCACTTGCTTGACGAGCGCCGGTGACGCCGGGTCCCGAATGGCGACCGCGTCGTAGTAATACCTCTGGCTCTTTGCCAACAGGAAAATGTATTCGTGCGATTTCGTCGGCCGGTCCGTCACACTCTCCGGCATCGGATTCGATTTGTGCCAGATGATGTCGCACCGCAGCCACCAGCCGTCCGCCTGCAACGCAAACGCCAGGCGCCACGGCATCCCACTCAGATCCTTCGCCTTAAGCCCGGTGAATCGTTTCTCGCGGCCGACTCTTTTGCGGTTCGAGTCGTCCAGGTAAGCCTGTTTGCCTCCAGTCTCGCCATCATTGGCGTAGGTATCCCCAATATTCAACCAAAGCGTCCCATCGCTGCGCAACAACCGCCGCACCTCCCGAAACACCTTCACCATCTTGGCCACGTATTCCTCCGGCGTCCGCTCCAGCCCCATCTGTCCGGCCACGCCGTAGTCCCGCAGGCCCCAATAGGGCGGACTCGTCACGCAACAATGCACGCTCTCATCCGGCAACTCCCGCAGCCGCTCCAGCGCGTCCCCCTGCAAAATGGTCAACCTATCACTCATTCGTCATTCGTCATTCGTCATTGGCATTTGTCTCACCCTCAAATCCTCCGGCCATTCCCTCGGGTCCCCGCCCTTTAAATCCTTGAAATATGCCTTCCAATGCGTCTCCTCCTCTCCCTCGTCCGCCATATGGCAAAAGCAGTCATCGTCCTCCGACCAGCAATTGCTTCCCAACTGTTTCACAAAACACGGCACTCCAGCTGCCTTGCACTGCCGAACAATATCCCGCACCCACTCCACATTACACGCCCTGGCCTCTGGCCCGCTCTCCCCCCCCACAATCACCCAATCGACCCCCATTGGCAGCACCTTGGCCGTCCAATCCGATGTGTGATTCGCGCCCGGCTCGTCACAATAGTCCAAGATGATCGGCCCCAACAACGGCTCGACACTCAGGAACCGCACCCGCGCCGGAATCTTGAGCAACTCCGGAATCCGTTCCTCCGCCCGCTTTTGGTCTTCCACCGACACCCCAAACCAAACGTTCGGAGGCGCTTTTCCCACCAGCCAGGCAGATGCCCACGCTGCCACTGGCACGTCCTCCGATCCGTCCGATGCGTCCAATCCGCCCGATTCCCATGCCTGCGCGATCCTCTTCCTCCATGCCTCCGGCCTCTTCGTCAACAACAGCCAATCCAGGTTCGGCGTCTCATAAATCAGCTTCAACACATCCGCCAACACGCTCACCGGCTCCAGCCAATTGCCCTCCTGGTCCATGATCCCAGCCGGCATGTCGTCCAGCCAATCGTCCATGCTCGGAAACATCCGCGGCCGCGTTCGGACTCCCTCTCCCCCATCGGGGGAGAGGGTTGGGGTGAGGCGGTTCGTCCGCCTCGCACTCGTGTTATACCTTCTGGCATCCTTCCAAAACCCCTTGCACAACACCCGCGGCGCGAGCCGGCCCCACACCGGCATGTTTGCCCAATCCTTCAACCCAGCCTTCCGATACGCCCCCCGGATAATCGGCGCCAGCCTCGTCTCCGTTAGCGTGCGGCTGTAACAGTTGGCGCACCCCGGCGACACCTCCGTGCAACCGAACCAGGGCGACCCCGTGTGCGTCGCCCACTGGATTTTGGTTTGCTCACTCATTTCACGTCAAACATCCCATCAGCGGTTCGATACCGGTCAATTCCTGCACCCTGTCCAGCGCCAGCTTCGCCGCGTCGCGCACGATCAAATGCGGCGTGATCGTCTCATACCAAAACGTTATTTTCCGATCCGCCAGCCGATACCGCAGCCGCGCTTTGACCTCGTAAGGCGCCATGCCCTCGAACGGCGCGATGCCGCAGATGAATTCCCCGGGCAATTCCAGCATCCCGGTTGCCTCGCCGTGGCTCCCGCGCAGTTCGACGTCCTCGACGTAGCCCATGCGCACCTGTCCGTTCTGCAACCGAATCGCGCTGTTGAACCTCGCCTCGCACTTGCCCTCAAGCATCAAAACCATCTCCCGCAACTCCGCCCCGCTCGGGCTGCGGAACAACCGCTCATTCTCCTCCAGAAACAACGCGAACTCCTGTTGCGTTCGCCGCACTCCATTGGCCGCCATCCAGGCCGCCCATTCCCTTGTCTGCACGAGCGCGAGTCTTGCCCGGTGGCTCGCCCAAGCCGGCTTATCCGTGGTGGAGTGATAATCCAGCACCGCCAGCACGCTGCAAGTCGAATCATCCACGTTCACGTTCGCGAACAGCGTTGTCGCCTCAATCGCGAACCGTTTTACATAGCGGCCGAACGAATCCACCTCCCGGAAGGTCGGACATTGCCTCACCACTCGCGGCGGCAACAACGGCTCCAGGCTCTCCAGCTTGTAGTCCTTCGGTATGACCGCGTACGGTATCCCGCCGTGCGCCGTTGTCGGGTCGCCCAGTGCCGCGCCGGCCCCGAACAACGTCGAAATCGTTTTCTCATCCGGCAAAGTAATCTCGTTTGGCATAAGTCATGTTCCTTTCGTCTTATTATTGGTTCACCGCCGCGCCCGGGGTGGGCCGAGCGTCCTCGCGAGCCACCGGGACCGTCCTGAGCGGCAGCTCGATATCCTGGTTCGGATCATTCGTCATTCTGCCCCGCCACTTCTCCAGCCAATTGGTCGCCGCGCTCGGCCGCGGCTTCGGCGGCCGGTAATCGAAGTACTGCCCCGACCGCTTCAAAAACCACAACTCCCGGCTCGCGTTGCTCCGGCCTCCGTCCAATCGCTGATCGTTCAAAATGAACTTCGCATCCGGCAGCTTCAGCAGGTCGGCGGCGTCCGACAGGAACTCGTCATAGCTATAGTTCTGCTCGGGGTCCTTCAACTTGGCCACCCAGGGACCCAGCTTCTCGAACTTCTTTTCATTCTTCCAAACCGTGCAGAGGTTGTGCGAATTGGCGGTTATCTCATGCGCCCCGCTCGTCTTCTTCCGGTAATCGCCATCCGTGTTCTTCGTGCGATGCGCGATCAGGAACATATGGCTCCCCGTGTCAACACAGAATTGCGCGAACGCAGCCACCGCGTCAGCTTGGGCGTTCCAATCATCCTTCTGGATGCCGATGCGCATCAAATTATCCAGCACGAACAAATGAAAGCCCAGTTCGGCCAGCCGGTAGAACGCCTGCAAGATGTCCCGCCAATGTTTGATGCCCGTCGTCAGGTTCAGCTTCAGCCGCCTGCCCAGCCATTCGTGCGCCTCGCGCCATTCGCTGAGCGCCGGGCCGCAGACACCGCACCGGCATTCCACGAAACTCTTTTCCTTCCGCTGCTCATGGCCCACCAGGCACAGTTCATAGCTGATGCGCCCCAGCAATTGGTTCGCGAATTTTTTCAATGTCTCCACCCGGTGCACCTCGCGGGAGTCATACAGCAATTTCATCCCATTCGGGAAGAGGTCCCGCGCCTCCTTTGATTCCGCCTGCGCGATCAAGTGCAACATGATGTAACTCGCCATCGTGCTCTTGCCCATTTTTGTTTCCGCGTCCAGCAACGTCAGCTCGCACGGCCGAATCTTGAATGGGAACTCCCCGAAGGCCGACGCCGGCAGTGGCAGGCCCGGCACCCCGTGCGTTTTTCCGAACCAACGCTGGTAATGCTCATCCCCCATCTCCAGCGGACTCACATACATCGTGTCCACCTGGTCCGGTGGCTGCATTCCCCTGGCGAACACCTGAATGTCCCGCTCCAACTGGGTCACCAACGCAGTCGAGTCGCCACTGAACTCGTAGGCCCTGCTTATTGTGTCCGCGCAGGTCCCCACTATATTTCGCAACACCCACTTCTCGCGCAGAATGTCGAGGTAGTAGCGGAGGTTCGCCGCGCTCGGCACGGTGTCGGGCAACGCCGCCAGGTAGTCCACCCCTCCGCACTCCTCGAGATGCCCGTGGTCACTCAACCGCTGGTGCACCGTCACCATATCAATCCCGCCTGTAGCGGCGCTCGTGAGAGCGCCGCCATTCCCTCCCATTCCCTCACCCGCTCGCTCCCCCGCTCCCTCCGCCATCCCCTCCGTCCTCATATTCCTTACCGCCTGGTAAATCCCCCGGTGCCTCAAGTCGTAAAACCACTCCGGCTCCACCCGTTGCCGCTCGCACTCCGCCAGACACTCCATCGGCGCCAGCATGACGCACCCCAGCGTTCCCTGTTCCGCCTCCACCGAGTGTGGCGGCAGCCGATCCGCGGACCGCGGGTCTCCGACCCGCAGCGCGCCGCCATTGCGTCGCCCCTGCCGAAAATCCTCCGGCTCCATCGCATCCGTTATGTGTCCATTCGCATTCATTTGCCCTCCAACACCTTCAACCGCGCCCTTAACCGGGCCCGCTCCCCCGCATTTTTTTCAGTTTTCAACGCTGCCTCCAGCTCCGCTACGTTCCCAGCGCGATTTGCCTCGCCCACGCCGCTGTCGCCCGCGGGCTGCCGCGTGTTCGGCCTTTTTTCAACCCAATCCGCCACGAACCGATCCACCAGATCCCGTTTCCAGTCTCGCGGAAACGGCGGCGCCGCTTCTCCCATTCGCCAGATGCACCATTTGCGCACCCAGCCCTCCGGAATCCCGGCCGGGACTCCGGTGGCCATCTCGCCTGGCCAGCCCCGGCTGAATTCCAGCACAGCTTCCCGGCTCGGCACCTCCGAGCCATGTCCCCCCTCACACTCCCCCACTGACAAGACTCCTGCTCTTGCTGCTGCTCCTGCTCTTACCCCTCCATAAGGGGTTGCCAAGGGCATGGCAAGCCCTTTTGAAGGGCTTATTGGAACTGCGTAATCCACTGCGTAATCCACTGCGGCCAAGCCAGTTCCCGGAATAGCACTTGGGTTTGCCATCAAGGGCTTGCCAAGGGCTTCGGCAGGGCTTATGGAGGGCTTAGGAAGGGCTTCTTGGCCCCTCGGCGACCCGTCGTCCACCGCCGATTCAGAAGGGCTTCGGGAGGGCTTACGTAGGGCTTCATGCCACGACAGCGACCCAAAGAACCCCGTCAACTCCGGATACTGCGCCAGCACCGCCACGCGGATTTTTTCCGGCAACAGACACCACGTCTTCACGAAACCGTTCACCATCCGATTTGGAACCCCATCCCGTCCCACCAGGGCCGTCCCCACGCCAATCTGGTCCCGGATCCAATGCCTTACCCAGACCCAGGACCCGTCCCGCACGAACAACTCCGCAAAATCCTCGAACGCCCGCTCCGCCCAGATCGCCTCCAGGCCCGTCGCCCCGCAGAACCGGAACGCCGAAAACCGGAAAGCCCCCAGCAAGTCGATGTCGGGATTGGTCTTCATCCACAGGCGTGCCAACCGCAACGCCGGCTCTTTATCCTCAAGATCGGGATTCGGCCAGTCATCGCGCGTGAGTTTCGGGTCCATTTCATCGAGTCACAGACAGAGAACTATGCCGCTGTTGTTGAAAGCGGTAGCGATTACCGGTCCGAGCCTCTCGGCGTCGGGCAACTGCGGCATAGCTTGCGGCCAAGCCGCGAATTTTTTCCGAGCGGGCCGGGCGCTACTCCGGCATGCAGCAAGTTTAACGGTGCTCAAAACCTTGCAAGGGGCAAGCCCGTCTTCAACGCTCCCTGCGTGGCTGGCTTCCACGCCACCGCTCGAAATTAAACCCGTCCTTTCCGTCCTTTCCGTCCCTTGCGTCCCTTGCGTCTCTTCCGGCCACCCCGCAGGACCGCCTTTAAGCCGCGAAAATTTTGAGCATCGAGTCATCTTTACATCGCAAAATTTCAAGCCCCTTCCCATCGCGTCCCCTGCGCCGGCGCCGCGTGCGACCCCCCCCCCGGCCCTTCGCCACTCGCCGCCGCGCCGTCGGTCGCGCCGCCGCCTACTGGCCTGGCCGTGGCCGCCGGCGCTGCCTCAGCGGTACGCGAGGCGGTATCACGCACAATCTCCGCCTCGATTATCGGCCCATTCGACGATTTTCCACCTGAGACGCCCTCAGTCGCGCGGAGCTTCACCAGCTCCAGGAACGCCCTCGCCCTCTCCACGCCCACGCCCTCCACCGTCCGCTCCGTCCCAGGCACCAGCCCTACATCGCGCTGCCCCTTATTGGTTAACGCCGCCAGCGTCGGAATGGTTATCTGCCCAGGGTGAATCACGCCCGTTCTCATGCCCTCCAGCCAATACTCCAAACCCTCCTCGCCGACTTCGTCGAGCAATCTATCCTGCCGCTTGCGGACCGGCTCCAACTCATCACGGTCAGTCATTAACCGGCGCGCGGCCGCCAACGTATTCGGCGACACTCCCAACCTCCAGGCCAGGAGCCGGACTGAGAACCCCAGTTTGAACCCCATGATGACCATCTCAGCCAGGTCGGTGTCGCCGGCCAGTTTATCCAAAAAACGCCGGCCCGTGTGTCGCCACTTGGGCCGCGACCGGTCCACTGGACGCGCCTCAATTGCCTCCAACAAATCCGGCCGCTCCGGCAAATCAGCCAGCGTCACCAACGCCAGTTGCTCGCCCTTCTCGACGTGACGCACAGGCAAGCCAATGTCAGCCACGTCTACCATTGATTGTAGCGCCTCACTCAATCAGACACCTCTCTATCCCGAGCTCCCCGGTGTTCCTCAAGCCTCCTCCTCGCTTCACCCTCAGTCCGCGCCACGACCGGTAGCCGAACAAAAAACCCACCATCCGTCCGCGCCACAACTCTGCGCTGCTCGAACACCCGTTGCGGCCTGCTCCGCAGCCACTCCTCCCACGCGCTCCACGGCAGGCGCGTTTCTCCAAAAAACTCCTTTGCCGCAGCACTCAAACCCGGGTCCATGCCGACCGCGCGCGACACCGCTCGCGTCTTCACACCCAGGCGCGCCGCCGCGTCCGCCAGCGAATACCAGCATTCGAATGGATCGCGCCTCGTTTCCATGCCCTCACGTCATTTCATCCGTCGCGACACATCCGCCCACCGCCGCTCGGCTCGACGCCACTCCTGGCGCGTTTTCCGCCGCGTCCGCCGCCGCTCCAGCCAGGCCACAATCCAATCCTCGCAGGCCGGCACAGCAGCACGCCCGCGCAGCCCAAACCCGGCACACACAACACGCCGATGCTGAGCCAAAACAGAATCTCATTCATACTTTGACCTCGTTAAAGAAGCGCAGCCGGC